ATGCCGTCCAGGGCCGGCGCACGCGCTGGGTGATTTTGAGCCGCGGCGAGCGCCAGGCGCGCGAGGCGATGAACGAGGGCATATTGCCGCATGCGAAGGCTTATGGCCTGGCCTTCGAGGCGGCCGAGTTCGACTGGCAGGGTGGCGAGGGCAGCTATCGCGCGCTCGAAGCGGTGCTGCCGCACGGCTCGCGGATCACCGCGCTGCCCGCCAACCCCGACACGGCGCGCGGCTTTTCCTCGAACGTCTTTCTCGACGAGTTCGCCTTTCACAAGGATTCGGCGGCAATCTGGAAGGCGCTGTTCCCGGTGATCTCGGCCGGGTGGAAGCTGCGCATCACCTCGACGCCGAACGGCCGGTCGGGGAAATTCTATGACCTCGACACGGCGAACGACGACAGCTGGTCGCGGCACGTCGTCGACATCTATCAGGCGGTGGCGGACGGGCTGCCGCGCGACATCGCGGCGCTGCGCGCCGGGATCGCAGACGAGGACGCCTGGGCACAGGAGTATGAGCTCAAATATCTCGACGAGGCGAGCGCCTGGCTGCCCTACGACCTGATCAGCGCGGTCGAGGACGAAAATGCCGGCCGGCCCGAACTCTATCTGGGCGGCGTGTGCTTCGTCGGGCGCGACATCGGCCGCCGCCATGACCTGCACGTGATCTGGGTGTGGGAGCTGGTCGGCGACGTCTTGTGGGAACGCGAGCGGATCGAGCAGAAGGGCGCGAGCTTCGCCGCGATGGACATGGCCTTCGACACGGTGATGACCCGCTACCGCGTCGGCCGCGCCTGTATCGACCAGACCGGCATGGGCGAGAAGGTGGTGGAGGACGCGCAGCGGCGCTACGGCAGCCGGATCGAGGGCGTATTGTTCACCGGCCCGAACAAGCTGGTGATGGCGACGCGCGGCAAGGAATATTTCGAGGACCGCCGGGTGCGGATCACCGAAGGCGATCCGCCGCTGCGCGCCGACCTGCACAAGCTGCGCCGGGTCGCCTCGGCCACGGGCGCACCGCGCTTCGTCGCCGAGCGCGACGACGATCACGCCGACCGGACCTGGGCGGCGTTCCTGGGCATCCATGCCGCCGACGACGGGCATGTCAGCTATGGCTATGAGCCCGTCGCGGGCCGGCGCGACGACTGGCTGGCCCCCGGCGACGACAGTTTCGGCGGCGGCTCCGGCGTCGGGGGCGGCGCCTTCGGATCGGTCGGGCGGTCGCCGCTCGGGGCGCGGCTGCGCGGAGGGGGGCTGTGGTGATGCCGGACGCGCTGTGGGGGGCAAGTACCCGAATTGGCCGCGCGGCCCTTCTTAGGGGGTTCTTTGCGCCTTGTAGGGGTGGTTCGCGCGCGAGGGAGAGGCAGGCATGAGCGGGCTCGTCGACCAGTGGGGCAATCCGCTGCGCAGGGAGCTGCTCACGAAGGAGATCGCCGGGCCGACGATCACCGGGGTGCGCTCGCCGATTTCGGGCTATCCGGCGGACGGACTCGATCCGGTGCGGCTCGCCGCGATCCTGCGCGAAGCGGACCAGGGCGAGCCGCTGCGCTATTTCGAGCTCGCCGAGTTTATCGAGGAGCGCGACCTGCATTATGCTGCGGTGCTGATGACCCGCAAGCGCAGCGTCGCGCAGATCGACGCGACCGTCGAGGCGGCGAGCGACGCGGCCGACGACGTCGCGCGCGCCGACATGGTGCGCGAGTGGCTGAAGCGCGACGAGCTGGCCGACGAGATGTTCGACATGCTCGACGCGGTCGGCAAGGGCGTCAGCTTTACGGAGATCGTCTGGGATTCCTCCGAAGGCCAGTGGCGGCCCGACCGCCTCGAATGGTGCGACCCGCGCCACTTCACCTTCGACAGGAAGGATCTGCGCACGCCGCTGCTGCGCGGCGGCGAGAGCGGCACCGAACAGGCCGGAGCGCTGCCGGGGTTCAAGTTCATCCGCACCCAGATCAAGGCCAAGTCGGGCCTGCCGGCGCGCTCCGGCCTCGCGCGGCTGGCGGTGTGGCCCTATATGTTCAAGGCCTTCACCCAGCGCGACTGGGCGATCTTCACCCAGACCTATGGCCAGCCGATCCGCGTCGGCAAGTTCCACGAGGGCGCGAGCGAGGCGGACAAGGCGACGCTGTTCCGCGCGGTCGCCAACATCGCGGGCGATTGCGCGGCGATCGTGCCGCAGTCGATGATGATCGAGTTCATCGAAGCGAAGAATGTCACGGCGGGCAGCGACCTGTACGAGAAGCGATCCGACTGGCTCGACCGCCAGGTGTCCAAGGCGGTGCTGGGGCAGACGACGACGACCGACGCGATCTCGGGCGGCCATGCGGTCAGCCGCGAGCACCGGCAGGTGCAGGAGGATATCGAGCGCGCCGACTGCAAGGCGTTCGCCGCGGCGTTGAACCGCGATCTTGTCCGGCCGTGGATGGACCTGGAGTTCGGGCCCGAGGCGATGAAGGGGCGCTATCCGCGGCTGGTCATCGCGCGGCCCGACAAGGAAGACCTGAAACAGTTCACCGACAGCGTCAACACCTTCGTCCGGCTGGGGCTGGAGGTCGAACAGAGCGAGGTGCGCGACCGGCTGGGGCTGTCGGAACCCTCGGCGGGGGCGAAGATCCTGCGCGCGGTCGCGGCGGGGACGGGCGCGACGCACACGAACAGGCCGGGCGAGGATGCGCCCGGTCGGGATGCCGACGCCGATGCGGATGGGGCAGACCTGTCGCTCCACGCGCAAGGAGCGGACGCGGCCGTCCACCCGGCGGAGCGGATCGCCGACGCGATGGCCGACGCCGCCGGGCCGGCGGTCGCCGAGATGGTCGCGGCGATCGGCGTGATGGTCGAGAAGGCCGGCGACCTCGCCGAGCTGCGCGAGATGCTGGCCGGCGCTTATGGCGATATCGACGCCGGCAAGCTCGCCGACGTGCTGGCCGGCGGCCTTGCCGCCGCGCAGGCGGCGGGGCGCAGCGACCTCGCCGACGAGAGCGCGTGATGGATCTCGCGGAGGTTCTTTCAGTCTACCAGGGCTCGGACGGCGAGCGCACGCGGGCGCTGTACCGGGCGCTCGAATCGCGCGGCGCCATCGGCACGATCGCGATGAACCTGTTCCGCGCCTGCAAGGCGTCGCAGCGCGCCAAGCTCTATCGGGGCGGGCAGCGCGGCCGCGGCTCGTACCGGTCGATGGCCTATGACAAGAAGGCGTGGTCGATCGACGAGCTGGCGGCGGCGCTGACCGGGCACGGCGCGGCGCTGGGCATCGCCTGGGGCTGGGGCGTCGACGAGGCCCAGCCCTTCCACCGCGACGTCCTGTATGTCGATCTGCCGTCCGGCCAGGTCAGCTTTCACACCGCCCCGCGCGGCAAGGGGCCCGACTATGGCGGCGCGTGGGACGGCGTTCGCGGCATGGGGCCGCAGCGGATCTGCCGCTTCTGCGCCGACGTGCTCGGCGATGGCTGACCATCCTTCCGCGATCGCGGCGGTCTTTCACCTGCCGTTCGCTGAGCAGATCGCCTTCTTTCGCCGCAAGCTCGGCAACCTCGTGCCGACCGAGCGCTGGGATGACATGCGGGGCGCGGCGCACGACAGCGGATTCATGGTGGCGGGCGCGGCGAAGGCCGACCTGCTCGCCGACCTCGCCGCCGCGGTCGACAAGGCGATCGCCGAGGGGCACGGGATCGAGGCGTTCCGGCGCGACTTCCTGGCGATCGTGAAACGCCACGGCTGGACGGGCTGGACCGGCGAAGGCTCGCTGCGCGGCGAAGCGTGGCGGGTGCGGACGATCCTGCGCACCAATGCCTATACCTCCTATGCGGCGGGGCGCTATGCGCAGCTGCGCGAATCCAATTTCCGGTGGTGGATCTATCGCCACGGCGGCAGCCGCGAGCCGCGGCTGGAGCATCTGGGCTGGGACGGCCTGATGCTGTCGCCCGATCATCTGTTCTGGATCACGCATTATCCGCCGTCGGACTGGGGATGCAGCTGCTATGTCGTCGGCGCGCATTCGGATGCCGCGGCACGCCGTATGGGCGATCCGGGCAAGACGCTGCCCGACGGCTGGCGGGCGATTGACCCCAGGACCGGCGCGCCCAGGGGAATCGGCAAGGGCTGGGACTATGCGCCGGGTGCCTCGGTCGCCGACGCGGTCAGCGCGATGGCGGGGAAGATCGGCGACTGGGACAGGCGGATCGCCAAGGCGTTCATGGAATCGCTGCCGCCCGCGCGCGCCGATGCGCTGTCGGACGCCTATCGCGCGCTGCCCAGCACCGCGGCCGACCCGCGCCGCTATGCCCAGCGGGTCGCCGACGGCACGGCCGGGGGCGGCGCCGATCTGCGGCCGCTGCCGCCCGCGCGGACGCTGGGACTTGTGCGGTCCGACCAAGCCGCGCGGATCGCCGAGCTGACCGGCCGCGACGTGACGGGCTATGATTTCAGCATCGACGTCTCGGGCGTCGGCCACGCGCTGCGCGAGCATGGCGACGATGCGCGGCAGCGGCTGCAGGGGCAGCGCGGCATCGGCGCGGCGGATTTCGCGCGCCTGCCGCAGATCCTGTCGCGGCCCGACAGCGTGACGCTGGCCGGAACGTCGCCGATGAACGAGATGCTGGTCAATTTCAGCCGGACGATCGGCGGCGAAACCTATGTCGCGACGATGATCGTCCGCGGCGCGAAGCGGCGCACGATGGCGCTGAAGACGCTGTACGTAAAGGTGAAGGGGAAGCGCGCCCCCGAGCCCACGTCCTGAAACGGTTCCCGGTTATCGGCCGGGCGGCCCGATGTTCGCGCTGAAAGGCGGTATAGCGATGTTCAACATCCAGTTCAATGTCGGCGCCACCAGGGCGGCGCTCCGGCGCGCGATCGCGGCGATGGAAGACGCGACGCCGATGTACGAGGATATCGCCGAATATATGGTCGATGCCCATCGGCAGCGCTGGCAGAGCAAGGTCGCGCCCGACGGGACAGCCTGGGCGCCGAAGAAACAGTCGACGCTCGACCGCTACAAGGCGCGGGGATATGCCAATCTCACCGATCCGCTGACCGGGCCTTCGGGCCGGCTGCTGCGCGAGGTGCAGCGCTATGTTTCCAGCAGCGGCGTCGTTATCGGCAGCTCGCTGATCTATGCGGGTGTCATGCACGGCGGCGCGGCGAAGGGCGCGTTCGGCGCCGACCGCCACGGCCGGCCGATCCCGTGGGGCACGATCCGGGCGCGGCCGATGTTCGGCATATCGGCGGAGGATGCCGAGGCGATCATTGAGATTGCCGAGGACTATGCCCGTCGGCATCTGGACAGCGACGGCTAGCGTTTGCCCGCTTCGGGCGGACTTCGGCGCCGGCCCGCTCCCGAGAAGGCCGTCAGAAGGGTCTCATCCATCCCGAAGAATTGATTTCGCGCGCCGTTGCAGGCATCAGTCGTGCGCGTGCCCGGTTCGCGCGCGCCGGTGCGGTTTTGAGCCGCGGTTCCGGGCGGGTCCGCCGCTTCAGCGCGTCATGGCCGCCGGTGCGGCCATATTATCGGACGATGCGGGCGGGCATGAGGGCGGCATGACGCGGCCTTCCACCAACCCCGGCACCGATACCGACATTGCGCTGTGCGCCGCGATGCCCATCGCGGTAGCCGGCGACGGCGGCATCGCCGAGTGGGTGCATCTGCTGCCCGCCGGCTCCCTCATCGAGACGCATGACGGGCGCGGCCCATACAAGGTCCGGTCGATGGAGGCGCTGGCGGCGTCGCTGAAACCGGGCAGCGAACTGCCGGTCGACGTGAACCATGCCACCGACCTGGCGGCGCCGAGCGGCGGCGAGTCGCCCGCCCGCGGCTGGATCGTCGAACTCGCGGCGCGCGGCGACGGGCTGTGGGGCCGGGTCGAATGGACCGAGGCCGGCAAGGCTTTGCTGGCCGACAAGGCCTATCGCTGGCTGTCGCCGGCGATCCGGCGCACGCGCGACAACGAGGTACTGGCCGTGCTGCGCGCGGGCCTCACCAACACACCCAACATCAAGGGTCTTGTTGCCCTGAACGCGGAGGAAAGCGCGATGGACTGGAAAGCGAAGCTGATCGAGCTGCTCGGGCTCGACGGCAAGACCGAGGATGCGGCGATCGTCGCCGCGCTTTCGGCAAAATTGAAGACGCCCGACAAGAAGGCGGGCGACGCGGACAAGCCGGATATCCACAGCCAGCGGGACGATCAGCGGATCGTCGATCTGCAGTCAGAGCTGGGCGCCGCGACCAGCAAGCTCGCCGACGTGACCGGCCAGTTGGACGCGCTGCAGGGCGAGATCAAGCTGAAGGATGCCACGGCGTTCGTCGACGCGGAAATCCGCAGGGGCCGCATCGGGCTGAAGCCGGTGCGCCAGGACTATATCGACATCCACATGGAAGACCCGGCGTTGGCGGCGAAGCTGATCGGCGCGATGAAGATCATGCCGGGCGTGACCGTGGCGGGCGATGTCCCCGAAGGCGCCGATCCGGTGCTGTCCGATCCCGTGCTGCTCGCCCAGGAGGCGGGCGCCTATCAGAAGCGCCTCGCCGATGCCGGCCAGGCGATCGATTTCGCCGGCGCGGTGCTGGCCGTGACGGAGGGCCGCCACAAATGACCCCGACCTTTATCAAAGCCTATGAGGCCTCGGCCGCGATCGCGGCCTTTCGCATCGTGAAATTCTCCGACGAGGAAGCCTCGTCGAAGATCGCGACCGCCGCCGACAATCTCGATCGGCTGGTCGGGACCACAGGCAAGCTGGGCGGCGGCATCGGCAAGATGGTCGATGTCGTGCGCGGCGGCATCGGCGGCGTCACGCTGGGCGGCACCGTCAAGGCCGGCGACTGGCTGACCAGCGACGCGAACGGCAAGGCGGTCGCCACTGTGACCGGGGGCGACCAGGTGATCGGCAAGGCCGAGCAGCCCGGCGTCGCCAACGACATCATCGACTATTTCTGCGCCCCCGGCGTGATCGGCGAGGAGATCGACTGACATGGACCGTCCGTTCACCGTAGACCCCGCGCTGACGGCGATCGCCATCGGCTACAAGAATCCGGCGAGTGCCTATATCGCCGACCAGGTGCTGCCGCGTACGCCGGTCAGCGCCGAGCGGTTCAAATGGACCGAATATCCGATCGCCGAGGCGTTCAACGTGCCCGACGCGCGCGTCGGCCGCACCGGCCGCGTCCAGCAGCTGGAGTTCGGCGGCGAGGAGAAGGACAGCTCGACCGAGGATTACGGCCTCGACAGCCCCATCCCCTATTCGGACATCAATGCCGCGCGCGAGGCGCGCGAGCGCAAGGTGTCGGCCTTTGATCCCGAAGCGCATGCGGCAATGATGCTGACCGACACGATCATCAACATCCGCGAGGTGCGCGCCGCCAAGCTGGTGTTCAACGCCGCCAACTATGTGGGCGGCCGCAAGATCCAGCTCGCGGGCAGCAGCCAGTTCTCGCACGCCGATTCCGATCCGCTGGCCGTGATCACGACGGGGCTGGACGCGACGCTGATCATGCGTCCCAACACCGCCGTGCTCGGCCGTTCGGTGTGGAGCAAGCTGCGCGGCCATCCGAAGCTGGTCAACGCGGTCAAGGGCAATGTCACCAGCTCGGGCCTGATCACCGTCGAGCAGTTCCGCGAGCTGCTGTCGGGCGAGGGCATCCAGAATGTGCATATCGGCGACGCCTGGTTCAACACCGCCAAGCCCGGCCAGGCGCCGGTGCTGACGCGCGCCTGGGGCAAGCATATGTCGCTGCTCCATCTCAACCCCATCGCCTCGCCCGAGGGCGGCGGCGTCACCTTTGGCCTGACCGCGCAATATGGCACGCGCCTCGCCGGGCGGATCGAGGACAAGGACGTCGGCCTGGAGGGCGGGGTGCGCATCCGGTCGGGCGAGAAGGTGAAGGAGCTGATCGTCGCCAAGGACGTCGGCTATTTCATCGAAGACGCGGTCGCCTGACGATGGCGCG